GGGCTACTAACGCCGTTACCCTTCTTGTTCAACAACTCCGCAAACATTAAGCTGCGAAGCCGAAGTTTGCACCACCCTTCTACAACTCACCTCCTATTGGAGTATTTCAATGTCGCAAATCGCGAACATCACCGTCTATGACGGTGCTGCGACACCTGTGTCGCACACACTCGTCCCTGTGGACGTCACTCGCTCGGGTCAGTCAGTCAAGGCCAACTGGCGCGAGGTCTCGGCATCCGTACCAACGAATGCCCAGGTCCGCGCTTCGGCAACCTTGACCAAGCTTAAGAGCGGTGTCTACAAGTGCGAGCTACGCGCCGAAGTCCCCGTCATGGAGACCGTGTCCAACCAGAATTCAGCTGGATACACGGCTGCCCCGAAGGTCGCGTACGTGAATACGTACGTTACGACGGGGTTCTTCCATGAACGCTCCGACGTCACCGGTCGTCGGCTGGCCCGGATGATCATGGTCAATCTGCTTAACAACGTCTCTTCGAGCGTTGCGGCAGCGACCAGTGGTCCCATGGCCGACCTGTACGACTACTTGGTCGCCCCGACCTGAACTAGCCGGGTTGTTCACAGGTATCTGCGTACGGGGGATTCCCCTCCGTACTACGACCTCCGGGTTGGTGCATACCAACTTGGGATGCCGTATGTCTCGATGTACCCCTGGGATGTTCCTGGGTCGTTCCACACTGTTCCCCTTTATCAAGGGAACCCGTGGGATGATTACCAGGTAGTCCTAGATGTTATTCTTGACGGTGGTGCTGACGAATGACCCGCGTGTATAACCTTTCTTAGGGTTAAAAATTATGACGACTCAGTCAGGGCCCGTGTTTACACGGTTTAACCAAGTGATCAGTACAGAGCTCACGAATAAAATCGTGACTGATCTGTCCTTTTGCCACATCAGAGAAGCTCGGGAGGCCGCAGAGTATGTCCAAGACCGAAGCATTCAAGCTTACGTTAAGGATTGCCTTGCGTATCTTTCCGACGCCCTTACTCAGGGTAATCTTCCTGCTGTTGCACTCTTCGAGGTTGACCTCGATTTCCTTGGTGCTTGCACCCAGGAGGTCGGGGCTGCTACAGCGTGCGTCCTTGCTCATATCCAGCAGATTGTCGGAGCGTTCAAAAAACGCGCCGACCTTGACGTTGGAATCGACAAGGAAGCTGCAGCTTGGCAGTCTTTTGAAGAGTCCGAGATCGCGTGCCTCGAAACCAATCGTGTCTTCAGACAAAGAGAGCGCGGCGAAATAACATTCCGCCCCGCCGTCGAGCAGGCTCTAATGCATGCCCGGCGTAAAATTCTCCAAGTCCTCGACACTGTTGGTCCGCCGCCTTTAAGCGACGTTCAGGTACGGTTCGGAAAAGGGTCTACGACGCGTACTCCTAAAAGAATAGCGTCCGCGCGGCGAAAGCTGCGCGAGGGGCTCGTTTGTGGAGAAGGTTTCCTTTCTAACGCGCAAGCGTCTGTTTGGGAAATCCCGGGTTGGTACAGTCATCGTTTCGACGATGATTCTATTGACTCGGCCTTGCTTACCGTTTACGTTGATGACGGTCGGCTTGAGTTCGTCCCCAAGAACTGCAAAACCTATCGTGCCGTAACCCCTTCGCCCAACTTAGACGTAATGTTTCAGCTGGGTATCGGGGACTATATGACACGACGGTTGCGCAAGTTCGGTGTCGACCTATCGGACCAAGAGGCATCAAAGTCTCTTGCTCGTACCGGGTCGTTAACCGGGGCTTTAGCAACCCTGGACCTTAGTAGTGCTTCCGACACAATCAGCATCGAGTTGGTCTACGACCTTCTTCCTGTTGATTGGGCCAACTTTTTGTGGTCCTACCGAACACCAACGGTGAGATACAAAGACAAGGTCCTGAAGCTCCAGAAATTCTCGAGCATGGGGAATGGTTTTACCTTTCCGCTCGAGAGCCTCATTTTCTGGTCGCTGGCGCAAGCCAGTATAAACCAGGTGGGGCCATCCGAAAGAACGTGTGCCGTTTACGGGGATGACATAATTGTCCCCGTTGAGTGTGTAGCCTTCTTAGATGAGCTACTCACCGTTTGCGGCTTTAAGCTGAACAAGCTTAAATCGTTCTCCTCTGGACACTTCCGCGAGTCATGTGGAGGTGACTACCTTTGGGGATACAGTGTTCGTCCTTGCTATGTGAAGGACCGCCTCCACTGCTCTGACCTCTTCGTCCTGCACAATTATTACGTGCGGAACGGGTACGAGCAGCAGGCCAAGCTTTGCGAGGGGTACATAGCACCAAAAGTGCGAATGTATGGTCCCGACGGTTATGGTGACGGGCACCTTTTGGGTGCATACGTCCTCAAACCCGTCAACCGCAAGCTTGGATGGGGCATATCGTCATTCTCGACCTATACCCGTGAGCCCGTCTGGGATTTCCCCAGAGACGGCACGGATCAAGATCGAGCGTTTCCTGCGTACAACGTATATGCCAATCGCGCTCAATGCGGGCTTCCTGATCTCAGGATGCCCGTTGAAGAGCTAAATTGGCGATACGGTCGACGTGCAGCGTTTCACAACGTGGCACTTTCATCGATAAGGTACGTAGACGATTTCCTGGGCACAATTGTCCCGGATCTCGGACGATATAGAAAAACAAAGATCCACACCTTCGAGGGTTAACGCCAAAAGCGTAATACCCTGCCCAT